CTATCTCTTTTATCTCTTCAATCGTCGCCCATTTAAAATCATCATGCTCGATCTGACCGCTATCAGGATTAGGAATCGATACATTGACATCCCCAGACCATTTTTTAGCCAAAAAATAATGTTTGCCCGGTTTTGATTCCCCCAAATATTGTAAATCTCCTAATAATACCACCAAATCGGTTTCTTCTTCTAGTTCACGGCTAGCTGCCGCCTCTAAAGATTTATCATCGTGGTCCACGTGGCCTCCCGGGATAGTCCACTGTCCCCTTCGTGCGTCAATATTAGAGCGTCGAACGATTAAAAAACGGCCTGTATCGTCAATACAGACCGCAATTGCGGCATCGTTATTATTATCACTAACATATTTCTCCCAAAGGGGATTCATTTATCTGCACGCTCTCAAACTGCCGCGCGGAAGTTGGCGGCAGAGAGAGTTCAATATTACATCCATTTTAAGACGTTGTATAGGGGCAACCCAAATCATGTTTTCTTGAACCTGAATATCTGGATAGTATTCTACATCCACACCATACAGAATACCTACTATTTCGCCGCTTAAAGTATACACGACAGCACCCGAACACCCAAACCATCCATATGTATTTAGGATAATTTGTTTACCGACACCTCGTTTATCTCCGTAGCCGGCAACCGTACCAGCGAAAGTCATGAGTTTGTGGCTTGAGGGGTAACCCGAGTACGTTATTTTACTACCTACTTCTGCCATATGTTTTTGAGGATCCCATTTCATAGGACTAATTGTTACAAACTTTTCGGATAAGTGTAAGACTGCCAGATCCGCGGCAATATCTGACCAGAGTAGCGTAGCCATCTTCACCTCGTTATCTTTAAAAATATGATAGGTTGAACCTATGGCCCCATCAGTAACATGTTGGGCTGTAAATATTAGATGAATGTCCTTATAAACAATATAAGAGCCCGATCCATGACCGCCGGGCCCTGTAGAAATCTTTACTGCTGCATCTCTCACTCTCTTTTGAGCCATATTCATTGCCGAGTTAACTTGTTCCACGGGCGCCGGCGCCGGTATTACATTTGCAACAGCATTATTGGTGAAGCTAACAAAAACCATTAATATTAACGCTAGATATTTCATTATTATCCCTCCTACGAGCCACTGCTTTCACTGCTACCAGTGTCCGAAGTCTCTATATATCTATATCCCACTTCTACTAACTGACCCGCTGTGGGTATAATAGTAAAATAAACCGTATTGTCTGACTCTTGATAGAACCAATCATAACTGAGTGCGCCATTAATAAACACTCTGATGGAATCCACTTCAGCTTGGTGTGTCAAGGCCAAATGTTCGTACGGATCGACTGAATGCGTTGCATCCGTCACCCCTGGAGACCAGTCGACATCACATATGTCTACTACAACACCTCCAAGAAGGTGGGTTGCTTCCATATAACGCTCTCCTACATCAATTGAGCTAGGAGGAAAAGCACATTTAGAATCGGCAGTTTCAACATTTACAACGCTAGCCATAAAAACAGATCCCATTCGGAGTGAGCTATACCAGCTCAAAAAATCAGATGGTGCTGGCCATTCAATATGGCTTTGTTCTTCTTCATCAGAGACAAATACGACCAATAAACCAGCCTCTGGACGCATCCATGTAGAGGCATAGGGGTTATATACCATATAGTCATAGACTGAGTTAAAACCTTCTTCCCATGGTGCGGAAGAAAGTGTATTGAGCATATGCTCCGCGTCAGTGATGGTATCGCCGGGCACAAGAGGGAACTCCGTGCTAAGCACAGATCTTGTCGGGTCTGCGCTAATCATAACAAGCCTCCAATCAGCAACTGGCAGCGCTGCTAGCATGGCCTCCACTCCGGCCAATAGTTCTGTGTTGAATCGACTCATTGACCCAGATCGATCGACTACCCACAATATATCAATTCCATCGACGGACATATGTTGAGTAAATGAATCTACCCATATCTCACCTTCATTAACCGGTACTTCCACCTCAATATAGACGGGTACCTCCACCTCAGTTGTTACCGTAACTGTTTCCGTTACGGTTTCCGTGATAACTATAGTCTCTGGCTCTCTCGAATTAATCACTGCGTACTCATTAGTGCAAGATAGCAAACTAAACACGAATGCGAAAATCATTTTATAACCCCCCTTTCAATAAATATGCTTTAAGCTTTATTTGTATCGAGCAACATAGTAAAACTAAGAAAAATCATGTTTAAGATGCTCAAAACCTCCAAGTCATAGAAATCCATTTTATGTGCAAATATAAATAACCCAACATTGATGACAAATGCCCCCATGCATATTTGTTTGTATATGCGCTTGAAATACTTCATTCCATAAGTAACTATTGGTGGGGGGAAAGAATCTCCAAGTTATAAGAATATATTTTATCAACTTGGCTTGTTTTAAAGTTGAAAACGTTAATCATGGGGAACATTTCCACTTGCCCATAAGAATGACTGGTTTCAGTAGAAACAACGATTCCCGGGCACGAGCGAGAGAGAGGATGCAGATCGGGCATAATGATTTTTACGAGATCGCCGGCGGCCCACCGATGCCGATGATCACGGCGCACCTCTATAGCCAAAATTTTTTTCATATTTTTTCCCTAAAATTTTCTTCTAGCGTTGTTCTTCCGGACAAAACAAATCATATAAGCCAATCACAATCGATAGCTTAAGGCCTTCTTCTTCCATTTGCAGGGTCATTGGCATACCAGCGCTATTATGAGCTTCTTCCGACCAGACCACACTCCAGAAATACACGTCATCGTCTTCCATACTAATGCGCCGAACGCGGTCGACCAAGATTCCGACATTGTTGCATGTAGTATCTATGATCATATCGCCGCAGCTTAGCACTAACTGCTCACACTCATCGCGTAAAGAAAACTTCATGGTTTATATATCACCTAGGATGATGAATACGTCCGCTTTAATGAGATTAATCAAACCTCCCTCGGAATAAACCACTCTTCCTTCTTTTGACGACACGGCTTCCCAGACCCATACCTTAAAGAAACCATCCGCGTACGCATAGCTTGGCGCCTGCAGTCCTTCGTACGACCAAAAACGCCGTATAAGGATCGTTAAGCTCTTATCCTGTGCATCATACAGGAACATGCCGGGTATAAGGTCCACATCCTAACTAGGGGCCCTATAGTTTTAACCAACCAACACGCTTAGCAGCGCATGCACTAATAATGTCGATATCCATCCCCGGCTCTAAGCTAGCGCACTGTGTCACTGGAGAATATACTACTTTTACAGAGACAGTATCGCCCACAGGCTGCAAGGGTATGGCCGGTATCGATCGACTCGGGGGGTTGTACTCTCGGATCATTTCCGTCTGCACGGCGGTTGTGGCTGCAGTTACTGCACTTACTGCTAGTATTACAATCTTGGTTTTAAACATGGTATTATCCTTTAATCCAGTTAATGAATGTATAAGTAGTGTTATACTTTTATTCTATCAATAATATACGGGTGGTGCACCGACATGTCTTTATACAACTTCTTCAAGATCTTTTTCGATATATCACCTATATCGTCCTTGATGTCTTTAGATTTGATTGCCTTTGCGACTTCGTCCTCCACCATAGACTTAAGTTCTCTGGCAATCATGCGCTTTATTTCCGCTTTGTCGGTCTTTGTTAGCTCTTCGACAATGATATCATGCAATCTGGATTTAGTAATCTTCATGCTCTTAATTAGTCACGTTCTGTGGTATATGCCAATTTAAGGTTGGCTCTGGCTACATTCGTCATGACACCCGTTCTAAGCCACAATATCTGATATGTGGTATACCCCAAGGCTGTTGTGATCTTCCCCATCACTATCCCCATATCGCCATTGTTAACGTCGTCCCTTCTTGATGACGTCATGCCCGGGTAATAATTGTATTCCGAGTATAACACCAACTCGCCGGGTTGCAATTGACCCATAAAATCTGCTGGTTCATCCACGTCTTATATATGCACTAAACTGCAAAATTTTTAGGCGCCCAATTTATAGGCACACTCTTCCTTAACTTCGATATTGTATGTACCCATATCCTTTCCTTTACGCCGTCATGTGGATAGCGTAGCCACCATATCTCCACCATATTCATCGATGGATGATCGACTTCCTTCTCGTTCACTCCATCAAAGATACGAAGGATGATAGCTTGGCCGCCATGGCAGCTGCACGTGACGAGGTCCCCGACTGCGAAGTCGTGACTAGGCGCCTTTTGAAATAGCTCCTTGAATCCCACATTGTATATATCATGGGATATATTTTAGGCGGCGATTAATATTAATCGATTATTCCATTTTTTTCAGCGGTATTGAAAAGGGGCTTAGCTTGGCTCTCACCGCATGCATAACGCATGGCACATACATCCCGGGGAGGGGGGTAGGGGGGTACCCTCACGTGTCAAATGCATGTCAAACAATATGTCAAAAGAATGTCAATCATGCTGTCAAGTCTTTGTCATATGTTTACTGTATGCTTTAATACCATTATATATAACATAACTGTATATGTAAGCAACGACTGGCGCATAGTATCCCATGATAAGCACCTTAGAACCTACCTTATTTAATACTCTCTTTAGTCTCGCCATCATGCCTCTGCTGGTACAGTCACATCAAACATGTCAGGGTTTAACAGTATGAACGCATCGTCTATGTCGCTTGAGTTTTCGTTCAACCAATTGCGGGCTTCATTCGGTACAGTTACAGATATTATTTCTATACGCTCGAATGTTTGTGTCATGTCGCCGCGCTCAAGTATGCCGGACAGTATGAGAGATTGCACGCCGTCCCATAGGTTGTCAGCGATATAGGGCAAAGAACCTGCGATATCGCCCACAGTCCAATCGCCATCATCATCCTCCATCAACAGATATAATATGTCAATCTCGTAAGCAGAGAACTTGCGGCCTCCTATCGTAAACAAACATAAATCCATATATAGTGTGTCGTATTCTCTATACGCCGGTTTTGGCTAATGATTGGCACATGCAGACACTACGGGTAGTGTGTCACATATAGTGTCATATCATCATAATAAGAATAAACAGGCCTCCTACGATAAGGGTACCCATGAGATCGTCTATGGTTTCTGCGTTCATCTTCTTCTCTCCTGCCCTGTGTATAGCATATCACGCTGACGGGCAGTTGTCAAGCGCATGTGTAAAAAGATTGTAAAGTGGCTAAGTAGTTGGAATCGTTGGTGATACACGGCAGTGTAAGTACCTAATATCGTTCGGTTTGCGTGTCACATTAAACTCACGCCTTGACGTTTGGTGCGATGGCGTGTATATACTAAGATCCCAGCGCGTTATTATCGCATTTGCAAACACATTATAGTACACTGTCAGACAAGGCACCATATTACGAACGAATACAAACAGACCAACAGCCACAGCTATACTATCCTACCACTTTATTATACAGGCCTTCTATAACTGGTATAGCAATACACTGTAAACATTTAAGAGAGTTATTATATACTGTATAGTTATTCTCATCCTTATCCACAACAACCCGATAAGCACGGGTGCGATCTGCTGATAGGGCTTTTCTTTTTATTAACTCTCCGGCCTTAAACATTTGGAGGGGTGACCTCAGTTTCAAACTGTTCAGTCATTTGAGCAATATCACCAACGGTCAATCTTGTTTCTTTGTGCCGTTTGTTCTGCTCGCGAATGAGTTTATTATAACGCTTCTTTTCATACTTATTAATATGAAGGTTCTCAATACCCAAGCCTCTCAGCTTATGCATGAATAGCTTGACATTTTTATATCTCGCTCCGTCCTTATCTACTCTCGCATCTGCACGGGTTAGAACTACCTCGCGGCAGGATAGGCGCTCATCAATATACTCGACGAATGTTTGAGAGATATAATACTTCATAATAAAATGGGGGTTCTCTGTTTATACTCGCAGCCCTTTCGAGTGTGTTGGTGTAGTTTATGAGGGTGGCTAATCCTCTTATAGCCGTTAGTACAGGAATGTCATTATCTTTAACCTCAAGGGTTAGGGGTGGGCGATCGTACTCTGCGACATATACAAGCCCGTCGCAGCCATCGGCTCTATGTAGTTGGGGGTTTTCATTTTCTTCTTACCTCTCGCGTTTGACGCTTTGCGGGTTCTCTGTTGTTTCACTTAGATGCCTTCGCCGGCTGCCAGCGCAGCAAGATCGGCCTTATCAATATCGGTCAAATGTTCCTTGGCCTTGTTGCGGAGACTGCTCGCACTCATCTTGGTGGGGCTCTTGTGTTCGCCGTTGCACCCATCGGCAAAACTCTGCGCGCCGGCTTCGTCAGCGTAGTCAATGATCGCTTGCTTTCCCTGCGTCGTGGAGTTGCGGAATACACGCCACATCTTAGGCCCAACCTGCTCAACGGTCCAACCGGTGAGTTGCTTCCGTGTTGGCGGGGCTGGCTGCGGGCGATATGCCTTTTTGCGGCTTGATGTGATCTCAATGTTGTTGATCATCGGATCTTGGCGATACCGAAAATCGTCGTTGGAGTCAGTGAGTTGATCGAGGGTAAATGATGTGGGCATTGATATATCTCCTTACTTGATATACTATATTATACACTAAAAATGGGGTAAAGTCAACAACTAAGTTGTCAAGTGAATGTCAGCGTTGCAACGCGGGTGAAACGTCTGTGACATGGCTCCAGTTGCTATACTGCCAGTCGCTGATCTGCTCATCAGTGCAGAGCGCATCGATCCAGTTGTTCCAAGCCTCGCAACGTGCGGGAATGTCAGGAATACCGTCCTGCTCATACTGATCTTGGATCATCGGAAGGATCTCGGTGATGAAGGTATCGCATGCGTCTGCGAAAAGTATAACGGTCGGAATGTTTGAAGCCATGATGGGCTCTCCTTACTTGGTATACCCATTATACCATTAAAAGTGGGTGATTGTCAACAACTAAGTTGTCAAGAGAATGTCAGAGGATCTTGAGGAACTTCGTCCTCATGAGTGACTCTCTGGTGCGGTGTGACCAGCGTACGAGCCACCAATCGCTTCCGAGTGTGCGGGCATTTTTAAGAATGAGGCCAATTGGCCGCGGCATGTCGCCGTAGGTGCGCAGCACAAGTGTTCCGGCCTTCATCCTATCACCTTCAAATCCACGACGGAGCAGAATCCACTTGTCTGAGTTGATGCCCAGAACACACAGGCGATCTTGCCGGCTGCCATCAGACTGATAACCAACCCCGGATTTGAGTTGTTGCGACCTTGAATAAAGCCCACATTCTCCACAAGGCTGCCGATCTCGATATTCATAGTTTTCTTTCCTTTCTATACATATAATATAACCCACTGAGAGGTAAAAGCAAGGAGGATCGTGTCAAGTGAATGTCAATAGACAAGTTTTAGATGCTCTGATCTTATAGTCTCGCGATCACCAGTATCGGACCATAGCACGATCCACCAGTCGCTCGGTAGCGATAGGGCGCGCCTGATAATGATCCCAACGGGACCATGCTGCACACCGTAGTGGTTCACTTGAACCAAAGCGCCGGCTTTCATATACTTACCAGTTCCGCGGATCGTTGGCATCCCACACATCGTGTGTTTGGGTCTTGGTCAATCTCTTGTCTCGGTGCTTCATATTGAAGTCGCGACGGTCAGCGGCGCGACTCGTCGCCTTCAGCTTCTCGCGGGCTTCTACGCCGGCATTGAACATCTGCGTTTCCGTGTCATGTTTTGCAGCAAAATCAATCGGGTCCGTCAACAGATCGGGATCTTCGGGGTCAGCGCAGCCGTCATCTCGACGATGAAGGGCCTCCCGCAAATCAGTCTCAAGTTCAAAAAGTTCTTCGATGAGTTCAGCAATCATCGGATCGGCAGGATCGTGCCTACGCTTGACGGTTTCGATATTGGTACCAATACAACCCATCAACAACTCAATCTCTCGGTCTGTCAAATCAATGTTCATTTTATGCTCCTAAGCCGCTGGGCATTGAAAAAAGTGAATAGCAAAGAATACGAGAGCGCCCCAGCAAACTGCATCAGCAGCGACGGCGGCCATCATGGTCCGGTTTTGTAAAATTGTCATAGTTGTCTTTTCCATGTTTGTGTTCCTAAAGGGGGCAAGTCGCCCAGTGAATAAAAAGCCCGATATAAGTGGAGACAAGGATTAGCCACGCCACGCCAGCGGCGTGAATAAGCTGCTGCCTCTTTTTTTCCTCGCGAGGATGCCGCCGCTGGGGGGCATTCGACATTGGTTTAATTTCCTGATTCATATTATAATTATAGCACCGAAAGCGGTGATTGTCAAGGTTTAAGTTGTCAGGGACTTGTCAACAAGTCTAAGGTGATCGATTTTCTGTGTGATCGCGTAGGGTGCTGCGGCACCTGGACCCATCCACAAAACTTTAACGTCGGCGTTGCCTGTGTACTTTCCAGTTTCTACAACCAGACCCACATCAACCGATTGACCTTTTCGCCATCGTGCAGCTTGGAAGGCATATGTCACCAGATCACCGACTTTCATTCTTTTGAGTCTCCACATGCTTACACTTCCGTCGCCAGCCAAAACCGGGACACGTACAGGTCCACGTTCCTCCGTTGTCACTCACGGTGTAGGTATTCCCCTTGCTGCCTTGAACCTCATAGGAGACAACGTCAGCCGCTTGTGCGGGTGTTTCGCGATGCTCCACGATCATGTACTTCCCAACCTCGTCGAGCGTCAGCGAGTCGGGCACTTCCACCCAATGCTGACCGGACACAGCCCATTTCTGGCCTGCTTTATCGGTGTAAAGCATCGGATTCATGCTGACGACAATGGGGAGAACCATTTTTATGCCTCTGCCGGAATAACGGCGGCTACGCTCAAAGTTGTGTAAAGGTCGCGCTCTTGTGCGCTAACTTGTGGATCGTCCATCGTCGCTTGCAGCATTAGGGCTGTGATCACCTGCTCGCATCCTATGGCCGTGCGCTCGATAGGTGTGAGGTTGGAATCGTCATCGGTGCGAATAAGGGGGATCGCGCTAAGCATAGATTTCTCCTTTCTATACCTATAATATAACCGCTTGAGGGCTATTGTCAAGGTTTCAAATGTCAAGAGGGTGTCAGACGTTCTAAAAACATTCCATGAAACTTTAACTGTATGTCGGTGCCGAGAAAGATAACGGTGTAAGCCTCGGTGTAGTTACCCGACGCGTCGCCATGCTCGATGATCATACCAACCCGATGATCGGGGATCTCAGTCGCATGGGTTCCATCACGGATCTTCACCAGATCGCCAGTCTTAAACTTGGTCATTAAAAGGGCTTAGTCTGGCTCATCGGTGAACACTCCCACACCATCGGGTGCATAATCACCGGGTTGCCGGTCTGCGACTTGGCAAGGTTCACGTGACAAGAAGTTGTCATAGAATGAAAACCCTTGGCTGGAGCGGTAAAGTCAGCGATGACCATAACACCGGCTGGCGTGCGCTCTCCGATCTTTAAGTCATAGCTATATAACTCGGCGCTTCCATTCCCGTTTGAGATCGAAGATAAAGAATACCTGCCATTACGGGCACTTAGCCCATTTTGCCATGCTTTGATGACACCATCGTTTTTAAGTCTCGGTCCTGAGAATGACATTTTTACTCCATGTCCGGGGAAAGTTTAACGTACCCTAAGCGTCGATAGCGACGATTCGTTCGTTTGTTGAAAAGTATGGGCGAGCAGCGTAGTGTTTGGTGGTCATCCACATGCGCTGACATTTGCTCGGTGCGGGCTTTGGTGCCATCAGATCAGTGAGAACGATGTGGCCATCAAAAGTCCGTTCATTGACATATTTGGTGGGGGCATTAAAGCACGTGCCACCACTCAAAACACGCTCGGTCTTTTTGGTTTGTCCTTTTTTCCAAGTGTAGACCTTATCCTCGGCCACGCGGGTATCAAAGGGGATCACGGTAAACTCGGCAATCTCGGCCAGCTTGTTAAGCTCCGAGAAGAATGCAGTAAGCATGGCATCATCGACCGATCCAGATTGATCGATGCTGATCGCGATCTTAGCATGACGACGGACACGCTTGCCGGGATGAACCCGCGGATAACGCTTGTTCAACCGGCGCGGAGTGGATCGCTTGTCGCTGCGTTGTGAAGTTTTCACAAAGTAGCGTAGCACTTTGCGCCAATCGATCTTACTGGCGATCCGATCCATAATATCCTGACGCATTGAGGACGATACTGTTCCCCAATTGCGTGACTTTTCCGCTTCCTCGGCAGCCTTTTTAATGGTGTCCTTCATGCGTTCCTCGGCAATCTCTTGAGTAGTGCCGTCAACCTCACCAAAACCATCATGATCGTCGAGAGAGTCAGCGCCACCGAAAGGATCGCCGTCACCGGGCTGTCCCGGTTGTCCCTGACCTTCGCCGTCTTCGTTCTCTTGTTGATCCTTCATCTTCTTGAGGGCTTCTAAGTACCACTCATAAGACTTGAAGGGAGGTAGATCCTTAAATGGGCCTTCTCCGGGGATGCAAGCCTTCATGGGCTCTTTGCCGATGGTCGGGCCGGGATTGGCTTCGGATGGAAGCATGTTGGAGATATGGGAGTTAATCGCCAGATCCATAGCTATGTTGTCAATCCGCTTTAGGCCATCGGCAGGTTTGCGACTGGTCACATGCTCAAAGACAAGGTGATAGAACTCATGCATAAGAATCCCCTGCCGGTGTTCGTCGCTCAAGCTCTCAAAAAACTCAGGATTATACAACATTTCAAACTGAGCAGAGTCAGGATTGACACGGACACCGGCAGTTGGGATCGCAGTGGAGGAGATTTTGTCGATACGGCGCGAGAGCGCAGCGAAGAACGGCTCGCGCATAAGCAGACGAGCGGTGTGCATATTGAGGTTGAAGGGCTTTTTGGTATCGTCAGTCATTATTGTTCTTTTCCTTACTCCTATAATATAACCGCTTGAGCGGAATAGTCAAGGAAAGTTGTGTCAAGCAAATGTCAAGGAAGCTGATACATCGCTCTAAGTTTGATCTCATCGAGCCAGCCCTGTTCACCATCAATATGTAGCTTGAACCTCATCCTTTTGTTGACAAGATCCCCATATTTGGCGCGGGCGGTTTCCTGGCTGTCGAGGATAAGGGCAGGTTTGTTCTCCCCTTTCGACCAGACCAGATCGCCTATTTTAAGGTGGTCAGTCCACATTGGATAATACTATGATGTCATCTTTGAAAAATTTCATATGTTCGTCGCTCTTGAGCCATCGAATCTCATAATGATAGGGGGCTTCTGCGCCCTTTCTGTATTTTTTAACGATCAAGCCGGGCCCGTGCTTCTTAAGAAACTTACGGGGCATATCACCGGGCCCGCCGATCCGACACAGATCCCCGATTTCGGGATCCCTGTCGATGGGCGGTAGCCTATGACGCATCCGTGCTGCCACCAAGGATCTCCACCAGATGATCGCTAACGCGGGTGCCTTCTGGGGTAGAGGCCTTGTGGAGAGCGACTACGTTGTTAATGTTGTCGGCGTCACCGAGAACGGTCCAGAGCTTCATAGCAATTTCGGACGGGAGCATCACAAAGTAAGCCGCGAGATTGTTGATCTGTTCTCCGGCCAAATCCTCCTTAAAGGAACCGGCGGCCTCAAACTTCTCAATCATGGCAGCGTGGTCGTTGATGCCCCACTTCTCACACTTAGCCAGATCACCAGCATCAAGAATATCCTCGATGGTTACCTGCCATTCGTACTTTTCAACAAAGTCCTTGAGAGATACCGCAGCTTCAAAGCCAAGGAACGCAGTCGCAAGGTTGAACAGCATATCGCGATCACCATCCTCATCGAACACGCCAACGGACGCAGCGGTGTCGCTGTAACGCGACCATGAGCGCCGAGAAGGATAAACCTTGTTAGGCTCAAAATCGCCCTCATGTTCCAGATGCTTCCGGTTATGGTTAATGAAATCCCATACAACGGTGGGTACCCGGCCATTTGCCCACTTAAGCCAATCTTCAGTAGAAGGCTCAACGTCGAACACGGTCCAGCGGTCAAGCTCTGCCGGGTCCATTTCGCCCACTTGGTATTGTGCGCCGCTCTCGCCACCGTTGACGGCAGCGACGATCAGAGTCTCAGGGTGCAGGTGCCAGCCGTTAATCTTGCGACTGTCGGTAAGTTCAAAGAGGCCCTGACGGACTTCCTGAGTCGCACGGTCCACTTCATCGAGGAACAGTAACACAGGCTGCTCGCATGCGGTCACAAGCCAATCAGGGGCGTTCCAAGTAGTACACTTGCGACCGTTGATAGAAGTCTCAGCCGTATCAGGCAGACCCAAAAGATCGCCCTCCGTCATCTGCGAAGCACGACGCTCCACCACTGGCAACTCACGCTGCTCGGCGATCATATAGACCACTTCGGACTTACCGACCCCGTGACGACCACGGATAAGCACGGGCAGCCGTGAGTTGAGTACGTGAGGGGCGACAGCGAGGAATGTTGCGAAGTCGATGGCCATGATGATTGCTCCAAGTTGGGAGGGTTGTTGTTTCTTTACCTTACTCTATAAATATAACACAGTAAGGTCTTTACGTCAAGTATTTTCGTGTCAGGTAAATGTCAGAGGTTTTTGTTATCGGATGACAACTTTTGTTTCTCTTTCCTACCCTTATAATATAACCAATCTCGCCCATAAGTCAAGGCGAGATTTGTCAGGGAAGCGTCAAGTCTAAAAACGACCCTTCCAGTGTTCTTCAAGCCCAAGATCGCGGATCACTTCTGCCGTGGGGCCACTCGGCCATGCGTAGCTGTGACCGCGTTGCTTTTCATGCGTGTTGCCCGTGGTAGGGAAGGCAGAAGCAACGTCGATGGTGGAAGGCTCACACTCCAGCCAGCCATCAGGCGGGTCGAGTGATGGAATGAGCGAAGCGGTGGGCTCGGATTGGCTCATACCTTCTGCATAGCTGCATGCTTCGTTAAAGTTTTCTTTCAGGTTCACGATCTTGTCTCGCGAAGTCCAGCGGCTCTGATTGGCTGCGCCAAGTTTGGCGGCGATGATATGGTGTACCCACAACCCGGCGCGAGAAGCATTAACCGTGTACCAATCTACACTTTTAACGTAGCGCAGCGATGTGTGTGTTCCCCACTCACCAGCGTTATTATAGCCGTTCGTGCGGATAGGGATCATTGAACCCACACCGATGCCAGTCTCGCGAGCATCTGCCAGAACACCAGCGCGAACACGGCGAGATTCCTCGATGAATACCAGTTTATCGCGCTTCACAACCTCGCACACTCGGCGCGTGTGTCCGGTGTCTCGGCAATAGCCACAAGTCACATTCTTCATGCGCTCGGCTTTCGCCGTCTTGTTCTTAACCTTCTCGCCAGTTGCGGGATCGATCTTGGTGCGCTTCATATATTCCTTGCGATACCGCTCGGCGCTGTCCGTATAACCCGCATCGGGGCGATCAGCAGCCATGGCCATGTGATCGTTATAGTTACGCAAGATGCGCTCTGTGAGTTTTTCACACTTGCGCTTGTTGTGACCAGTAGTGTAGCAGTGAGAGCAGCGAACGGTTCCGTTCCATGACATAGTGTTTTCTCCTTTCTATACTTATAATATAACCGCTTGAGGGGTAGTCGTCAAGCGAAGTTGTGTCAAGCAGTTGTCAAGTGTTCTAAAAACTGTTCGTCGCTCCATTCCGTAGAACCGGGTCCAAACAAAGAATCTCCTTGTGTTGTCCACATTACTTTAACTGATACGATTGTTCTCGGCAGTCCCGGCTTCATGGCCAGAACGATACCGATCTGCCCGGTCAACACACCTTTAACTAAATCACCGACTTTCATTTAGAACCTCCAACCACTTCACAGGCTCCCACGATTCTTCGCCGGGTGTATCTGTTAGCCAAAGCACACGTACCCGTTTAAGGTTCACGCCGCGATGGATGCCGTCAGGCTTAACTCGCGTGATGACTCCAAAGGGATCGCCAAGCGCACCGGGCATTTTTACCAAATCACCGACTTTCATATATCTTCTTTTCATATATATATTATAACACCGCGCAGCGGTTAGCGCAAGTTTTTCCAGTCAAGAGGTTGTCAAAGGATCTAACATCTTTAAGAATGACCGGTCAGTGATTCGGCGCTCGCCTCCCAGCATAAATGCATGGTTTGTGATGGTGACACCATCGGATCGGTTGATAATATCCTCGCCCAAGTATAACGCAGGTTTGCCCTCCCACTCGCTAAATGTCTGATGTGTTGCTCGCTTGCTTAGAATGTATAACTCACCGACTTTCATGCTGCGCTCATCACTTCATAGTTGAGTCTATCGTGTGTGAGGTTCCAAGTCGTCCACATTCGATAGCTGGTCTTTACATTCTGCAACAGTGCATCGTCACCGACAACACACGCAACTAACCATATCGTTTCATTGTGCATACGCACCAGATCACCTACTTTCACTGATCACCTCTAACCATGGCTCGGGTTCCCAGTCCATTTTGCCTGAGCCGCCGAACCATTTTATGCCTATTTGCGGTGTCATAGAAACATTCAGCCCCGGCGTCCCTTCCTTTCCCAACACAATGCCGACAAGTCCCGTGTCATGGGTTTTCATTCTCACCAGATCGCCTACTTTAATGCGGCTCATCGCTGCCCCTTAAAAATACGATCAGCGAAACGCTTGGCGTTCCGAAGGTTTGGCATGTCCCCCATATCTCGGACCTGTCCAGAATCGGGATCGTCAAGGTGTTCGATGGATTCCTTCATAAACTTGCGAAGCATCTTGATAAACTCAATCTTCCCAAACGATTCCTTGTGGCTTGTGCCGGTACTCACATACTTATCATGCATCAAACGCGCAATCCTTAGTGCGGCGTCGAGGCCTTCTCTGTCGTCGGAGTCTATAACTATTGTCATCTTCATTGTGCTTTTGTGCCTTTGTGCTTGTGAAAAGGAAAATTTTGGGCGAAGAAAAAATCGCGAGTCGGGCTGGTACTAATACGTTGCGTTGCGCTCGATGTGAATATCAAATCCCCACCCTTGAACCTCATTGTCATCCATTTCCTCCCCGATGCGAACGAAGCGATAATACTCGCTGGCATCGACTTCCTTGCCCTCGACCTCAATGCGCTCGCCCTCACACCAATCCATAAAGTCCACAAGAGCTTGAACACACTCATAACTATCGTACCACTTAATGCCACCCCAACGGAACAGGAACGCGCCCTTGATGTCGCAATAGTCCTTAACCATTTCATCGTGGTCTGCCCAAC